TATCTAAAATATCAAGTTACTCAAGCAGACGTAGATCGAATCAAATCTCCTGATGGAGATACGTCTTCAAGTGTAACTAAAAATTCTGTAACTACTGCATGGACTGAACAAAATAATTTCATAGTAGTACCAGAAGCTGTATTAGCAGTTACAAGAATATTTCCTCTTTCAAATAGAGGTAATCAAAATATGTTTGATATACGATATCAAATGAGATTAAATGATTTGTATGATTTTTCATCTACTTCAATTATTCATTATGAAATGGTAATGAAACATTTAGATTTTTTAGACCACATATTAGTTGGTGAAAAACCTATTAGATTTAATCAATACAATAATAGATTGTATGTAGATATGGATTGGAAAACTGATATATCAGTTGGTGAGTATCTTGTAATTGAATGTTTTAGAAAATTAGACCCTACAGTTATGACAGATGTTTATAATGATATATACTTAAAAAGATACGTCACAGCCTTATTTAAAAGACAATGGGGTGCAAATTTATCGAAGTTTAATGGTGTTACAATGTTAGGTGGTGTAACTCTAAATGGTCAACAATTATTCCAAGAGGCACAAACAGATATACAAAAATTAGAAGAAGAAATAAGAGGCACATACGAAACGCCTGTAACATATATGATAGGATAATGACATGCCAGTCAACCATTACTTTCAAGGCGGTAACGGTATCGGAAACGATGCTGAAAAAAGACTACACGAAGATTTAATTATAGAAGGCCTTAAAATTTATGGCCAAGATGTATTTTACTTACCACGAACATTAGTTAATCAGGATTTAATTTTAGGTGAAGATGTACTTTCTAAGTTTGATGATTCATATTTAGTTGAAATGTATGTTGAAACAACTGAAGGTTTCCAAGGTGAACAAGAATTAATTTCTAAGTTTGGTTTAGAAATAAGAGATGATACAACGTTTGTGATTGCAAAACGTAGATGGCAAAATCAAGTAGATAACACAGCAACACTAATCAAGGACGGTAGACCTAACGAAGGTGATTTAATATACGTACCTTTATTTAATTCTTTCTTTGAAATACAATTTGTTGAAGATCAGGAACCATTCTTTCAATTAGGTAATTTACCAGTATATAAGTTACGAGCTACTAAATTTGAATATAGTTCAGAAAGAATTGATGGTACTATACCTCAAATTGGTGAAGCGGAAGATAACTATTCACTAGATCAATTAAGATACCAAGTTACTTTAGAAGATGGTACAGGTTCAATATTACTTGAGTCTTCAACGGGTGAAACAAACTATATGATAAGTGAAGATTTTAATATTGCAACTCAATCAAAAGATTATGCTGACAACACAACATATGAAACAGATGCTGGTTTTGGCACAACAAGTACAGCAGATGATATACTAGACTTTACTGAAAGAAATCCTTTTGGTGAAGTAGATGAAGGATTTTAGATATGTTTGGAAAACACTTTTACCATGAATCATTAAGAAAAGTTGTTGTTGCTTTTGGTACAATTTTTAATAATATTGTTATTCATAGAACAGACAGTAATGATAATGTTGTACAATCAATAAGAGTGCCGTTAGCATACTCTCCAAAAGAAAAGTTTTTAGTAAGATTAGAGCAACAATCAGATTTAACAAATAAAGAATTTTCAATATCTTTACCTCGTATGGGATTTGAAATAACAGGAATATCTTATGACGCAGGCCGTAAACTACAAAAAGTAGGTAAGTTTAGAGCACCAAGAAGTGATAGAGGTGATGTAATGGATTATCAATATAATCCTGTACCATATAATATATCTTTTAATTTATATTCATTTACAGCAAATGCTGAAGGTGGTCTACAGATTGTAGAACAAATATTACCATATTTTCAACCAGATTATACAGTTACAATTAATACAATACCAAGTATGGGTATTAAGAGAGATGTACCAATTATTTTAAATAGCGTTAATTATGAAGACACTTACGATGGTTCATTTACTACAAGACGTGCTGTAAATTATACTTTAAGTTTTACGGCAAAAACATATCTGTATGGTCCTGTGTACTCACAAAGAGTTATTAAAAGAACACAGGCTGATATATATTCAGATACAGAATCAACTGAAAAAAGAGAAGAAAGAATTGTGGTTGTACCAAATCCAACTGACGCAAGTTCAGATGATGATTTTGGATTTACAACAACTATAACAAGCTTTACGGATTCTAAAAATTACGATCCGTCAAGTGGTTCTGACAAATAGTTATGAGTATAGATGATAAAATAAACGAAGCCCTTGGCATCACTACTGAAAAGCCAGTTACTAAAGCTGTAGTTAAAAAAGAATATACTCCTCCTGTTCCTAGAATTGAAGATAAAGAAAAAGAGGATGTGGATAACGATTACAAATATAGTAGAGAAAATTATTACAATCTAATTGAAAGAGGCCAAGACGCAATTCAAGGCATACTTGATATTGCAAATGAAAGTCAACATCCTCGTGCTTACGAAGTTGCAGGTAATCTTATTAAACAAGTTGCTGATACCGTAGATAAATTACAAGATTTACAAGGTAAACTTAAAACACTTAAAGATGTTCCCAACAAAACAAACAATACAAATATTAAACAAGCCTTGTTTGTGGGTTCATCAGCAGAATTACATAAAATGTTAAAGAACAAAAACACACAAGTTCAAAGTGAAGAAGATAAAGATTTTAAAAAGGTAAATGATGAGTGAAGCGTACTTAGGTAATCCTAATCTTTACAAAGCAAATCTCAAACAAGAATACACCGAAGAACAAATAAGAGAGATTGCTAAATGTATGGAAGACCCTATACATTTTGTAAAAACATATACTAAAATTGTAAACATTGATGAAGGATTAGTTCCTTTTAATATGTATGGTTTTCAGGAAAAAATGGTTAAGACGTTCCACGATAATCGTTTTTCTATCTGTAAACTGCCTAGACAATCAGGTAAATCAACAACTATTATTGCATATCTATTACATCAAGTTATATTTAACGATAATATTAATGTGGCCATACTTGCCAACAAAAGTTCTACTGCTAGAGATTTATTAGGTCGTCTTCAACTTGCATATGAAAACTTACCTAAATGGTTACAACAAGGTGTCTTAAATTGGAATAAAGGTTCACTTGAATTAGAAAACGGTTCAAAGATACTTGCAGCTGCAACGTCTTCAAGTGCTATTCGAGGTGGTTCATTCAACATCATATTCCTTGATGAGTTTGCTTTCATACCTAATAATATATCTGAGCAATTTTTTAGTTCAGTATATCCTACAATTTCTTCTGGTAAAAAATCTAAAGTAATGATTGTATCTACACCACATGGAATGAATATGTTTTATAAATTGTGGAATGATGCAATACATAAAAGAAACGATTATGTACCTATTGAAGTACATTGGTCAGAGGTGCCAGGTAGAGATGATAAGTGGAAAGAAGAAACTATAAGAAATACTAGTGAGGCACAATTTGCCACCGAGTTTGAATGTGAATTTGTAGGTTCAGTTGATACACTAATTAATCCATCAAAATTAAGAACGTTATCTCACAACACACCATTAGTTTCAAACGCAGGTTTAGATATGTATGAAAGAGCAGAAAAAGGTAAAGATTATGTTATGACAGTTGACGTTGCTCGTGGTACGATAAGAGATTATTCAGCCTTTACTGTATTTGATGTTTCAAAAATGCCATATAGAATGGTTGCAAAGTTTAGAGATAACGAAATTAAACCTATATTGTTTCCACACACAATAGAAAAGGTAGCAAGAGAATACAATAATGCTCACGTTTGTGTTGAGGTAAATGATTTAGGACATCAAATAGCAGACGCTTTACAGTTTGAATTAGAATATACAAATCTATTAATGTGTATGATGAAAGGTAGAGCAGGACAGGTATTGGGTGGAGGCTTCAGTAAACGAGGAACACAACTAGGTGTTCGTATGACAAAACAAGTAAAACGTATAGGTTGTTCAAACTTAAAATCTTTACTTGAAGGTGACAAAATGCTTATACCAGATTTTCATACTATACAAGAATTGTCAACATTTGTAAGACGAGGTAGTGGTTGGCAAGCTGAAGAAGGTTCTAATGATGATTTAGTTATGTGTTGTGTCATATTTGCATGGATAACAAATCAAAGATATTTTAAAGAAATGACAGACCAAGATGTACGTGCTAGAATGTATGAAGAACAACAAAACGCAATAGAACAAGATATGGCACCATTTGGGTTTATGGATGATGGTTTAGATGATGATAGTTTTCAGGATGACTCAGGAGAGCGATGGACTCCAGTGACCGTGCGAAAAGGTGAAATATTATAAATATAAACGAGATTAATGATACCTATTAGCTAATAAGAGGAGAACAACATATATGGCATTTCAAGTTTCACCAGGTGTTGTCGTACAAGAAAAAGACTTAACAAACGTAATACCAGCAGTAGCTACAACGATCGGTGCTATTGCAGGACAATTCTCACAAGGACCAATGGATGAAGTAGTATCTATTGCTTCTGAAAAAGAATTAGTTGAAACATTTGGTAAGCCTGACTCTAACACTTTTGAATACTTTTTTAGTGCTGCAAGTTTTTTACAGTACTCATCAAGTTTAAGAGTTGTACGAGCAACAAATACAGGTGCATTTAACGCTACTGCTAGTGGCGGTGGTGCAACACTAATTAAAAATAATTCAGATTATGATGACGGTTTTACACCAGACGGTTTATGGGCAGCTAGAACTGCAGGTGCGTGGGGAAATAATATTAAAGTTTCAATATGTCCTAACACACCATCAGCTTACGAAAATACTTCAGCAACTACAGTAAATGACGCTTCAACAGCAGTTGGAGATACAACAATTACTGTATCTGATGGTTCAGCATTAAACGTAGGTGATATTATAAACTTTGGAGAAGCAGGTGGATACGAATACAGAATTACTGCAATTGCAACAGATGATGTAACATTCGTAAGACATCCTTCAGGTACAGGTGGTTTACATACTGCTGTAGCTGACTCTTCAACAGTAAGAAGAAGATGGAGATACTATGATCTAGTATCAGGTGCTCCAGGAACATCAGCATACACTTCAGCAAGAGGTGGATCAAATGATGAAATACACGTAGTAGTGATTGATGAAGATGGTGGTATTACAGGTACTGCTGGGGAAGTATTAGAAGTATATGACTCAGTATCAGTAGCAGGTGATGCTAAAACACCACAAGGTGATTCAAACTATTACAAAGATGTAATCTATAACAGATCACAATACATTTATTGGACTGCTCACGAGTCAACAGGTGCATCTGGTAATTGGGGTGATCCTGCTTTAGGATTAACATTTACTGCTGTTTCAGCTCTTAATGACGCAAGTCTAAGTGGTGGTGCTGACGGATCAGCAACTTCAGTTGCAGAATTAAAAACTGCATATGAAAGATACCAAGACGCTGATACTGTAGATGTAAACTTAATCATTGCTGGAAAAGGTGACGCTACTCATATAGATAACCTTATTACAGTTGCTGAAAATAGAAAAGACGCAATCGTTTTTGCTTCACCAGAAAGAACAGACGTAGTTGGTATTACAAGTTCAACAACACAAACAACAAACGTTAAAGCTTTCTTTGATGGTATTAGATCATCTTCATACGTTGTATTTGAT